TAGATACCTTGCTATTATAAGAGATTTTGTTGTTGCCGGTTATACAACTGAGTCATCAACTGTTTACAACCAACGTGTAAAATGGTCTGGACTTAATGATAGTTCAACTTGGACACCTAGCCAAACAACACAGTCTGGTTTTCAAGACATTGTTGGTACGCATGGAAACGTACAAGCAATTGTTGGTGGTGAGTCTTTTGGTATTGTGTTTATGGAAAGAGCAATTTACCGAATGGATTATGTTGGTACACCTCTTATATTTCAGTTTAATAAGATAGCTGATAACATCGGAGCATTTGCTCCAAAGAGTGTAGCTTCTTTTGGTAATAGTATATTTTTCTTAGCACAAGATGGTTTTTATAAACTTGAAGGTGGACAAAAATTAACACCAATAGGAAAAGGTCGTGTTGATGATTTTTTCTTAAATGATGTGACATCAAATTTTGAAGGTGTCTGTTCTGCTATTGATCCTAACAACTCAATGGTAGTGTGGTCATACAGAGGAGATGGAGCATTAGGAACATCAACAGTTAATAATAAATTAATTTGTTACAACTTTAACGTAGATAAATGGTCTACTGGTAGTGGTCAAGATTTACACTTTATGAATAGTGCATCACAAGAAGCATTTACAACTTTAGAGAGTTTAGATGTTTTAGGAGATCTTGATGGATTGCCTAAAAGTTTAGACTCATTTTTTTATGATGAAGGAATTATTGGACTTGGTGCATTTGACTCTGACAAAAAGTTTGGAAAGTTTTTAGGTGCAAGTTTAGATGCCGAAGTAGACTCAACAGAGTTTGAAGGTGCAAAAGAAAGAAGAAGTACAGTTACGAATGCTAGACCAATTGTTGATGCAAATGGAGAAGATACAACTATTTCGGTTACACCGATTACTCGTTCTTCCCAAGCAGATGCAATAACAGTTGGAACAGCAGTAGATACACAAACAAGTGGAGATTGCCCAATGCGATCTACAAGTAGATACCACCGACTTCGTGTAAAAGTATCTGGAAACTTTAATACTTTATCCGGCATTGATGTAGAAACAAAACCAGAAGGCAAAAGATAATGGCAACAAACCAATTTCTTAATGTGCCTTTGTCGATGCCTGACCAAGCACAACATATACGATTAATAACTAACGTATTAAATAATACATTAGATGGTAAATTAAACTCAACAGGAAATGTTACACTTACAGCTAGTGCTACGAGTACAACATTAACTGATGCACGAATAGGAGCAAACTCAATTATACTATTCATGCCAACAACAGCCAATGGCAATACTGCAAAAGCAAACTTATTTGTTTCTGCAAGAGCCGATGGCACAGCAACTTTAACTCATGCCAGTTCAACAAATGCCGATCAAACTTTCGGTTATGTTGTTCTTGGATGATTACACAAGTTCCTAAAGAAGATTTACATATTATTTGGCAACAAGTTGAGCCATTAATAGATAAGGCTCTTGATGATACATATATGCCAAAAGATGTATTAGATGGAATTCTTAGAAACAAGTTTCAACTTTTTATAAGTTGGGAGAATGATAAAGTGGAAAGTGCTGTTGTAACAGAAGTTGCAGACTATCCACGCAAACGTATCTTACGATATGTTCTCGCAGGAGGAAACAACATGGATAATTGGCTTGAGCCAATCCAAAACAAAATAGAAGAATTTGCAATGAACAATTATTGCCAAGCTATTGAAGTAGCAGGGCGAAAAGGTTGGTTGCGTAAATTACAAGGATTTAAACAAAATATATATTTAATGAGTAAAGAATTATGAGCAAAGGATCAAACCCAACAAACGTCACGACAACTACAGCAGCAGAGCCTAGTGAATTTGTACGACCATATTTGACACAAGCATTTGACCAAGCACAAGATTTGTATGAGTCAGCAGTACCAAACTTCTATCCACAACAAACGTATACTGATTTTTCTCCAGAGACAGAAACAGCATTACAATTGGCAACTGCTAGATCATTAAACAATCCTTTACTTGCATCTAGTCAGTCAGAGATAAATAATATTTTACAAGGTAATTATTTAGATCCATCAACTAATCCATATTCAACAGCTTTGTATAATCAAATAGCAGGAGATGTTACTTCTGGTGTTCAATCACAATTTTCTAAAGCAGGTAGACTTGGTAGTGCAGCTAACCAAAGTGTACTTGCAGAAGAATTAGGTAATGTTGCAAATCAAGTGTATGGCGATCAATACAACAGAGAACGAGATAGAATGTTCCAAGCAACACAACTAGCTCCTCAATTAGCACAAGCTGATTATCAAGACATACAAGCATTAGGTGGTGTTGGTCAAACTAGAGAAGCGATGGAAATGGCTAAGATACAAGATGCTATGACTCGTTTTGATTTTGAACAACAAAAACCATATTACAAATTAAGAGAGTACCTTGCATCTATTGGATCTCCTTATGCACAAACAACAACTAAGACTGAGCCAATTTATAGAAACACCGGTGCAGGATTACTTGGTGGTGCAATGCAAGGTTATCAACTTGGTCAAAACTTTGGCATGGGTGGTCTAGGTGCAGCAGCAGGTGGATTACTTGGAGGGTTCTTTTAATGGTAGATACTAATTACAGAAAATCAGTTCCAGATAATTATTTTGGTCGATCTCCTTACGATGAATTTTATTACAATAGAACACCAACTGATATGAAAAATACTGATGGTACTCCAATGGTTTTAGGTAGTGTTCCTTTTAAATTTATGAGGGATCAAAATAATCCTCTTAAAAATAAAAACAGAAACTTTAGTGCATTAAATTATGCTCCTATAAATGATAAAAATTATAGCGCTATTTATGGTAATAGTAGTGATCCAAGAAAAAGAAATAATTTACTTACAACACCAAATAGCACAGGTAATAACAGACCAAATACATATGTTAATCCAAGTAATAGATTAGCAAAACCAATAGGTACAAATACAGGCACAGGTGGAACTCCTACACCACCAAACTTTAGAAACAATTTATTAAACTATCTTGTTTCTCCACAAGGTAAAGGAATGGCACAAGGTTTGTTAGAAGCTAGTGGGTATTCAAAAACTCCTGTTAGTTTTGGTCAAGCATTATCAAGAGGAATGCAACGAAGTAATGAAGCACAGGCACAAGCACAAGCATCACAATTAGCTAGGGATAAATTTAATTATCAAAAAGAACAAGATATTTTAAATAGATCATTAGAGTATGCGAAAATAAAACCTGCATCTGTTCCTGCTTTACAGCAAAACATTAGAACAATGTTAGAAGCAAGAAATTTAAAACCCGGCACACCAGAATATGATATTGCATTTGCTAGTGAAATAGAAAAATATTTATCAAAAACTAATTCGACTACAAACACAATTACAATGCCAACAGATAAAGGCGATGTTAAAGTATATGAATTAGCTGCAACAAGTTTTGATAATTCTGGTCAAGAATTACAGAAAACAACTAATATAGCTATTACACAAAACACTAACATTGAAAACATGATGCGTCTTATTAGAAATTTAGATGAAGGAGATTTTGGAACTTTTGGTGGATTAAAATTACAATTACAACAAATGGCAAAACAACTTGGTGTAAATACTGATGACTTATCTGATAAGGAAGCATTTTTTACTTTAGCAGGGGATTTTGTCATGTCACAAATTGCTAAAACAAAAGGTGCTATATCCAACAAAGAAATGGCATATTTTGAAATGATATCTCCAGGTTTATCTCGATCTAAACAAGGTAACATTTTGCAATTACAATTAGCAAAAGCAGTCAATCAATTTAACATTGACATAATGAAAAAAAGAACTCAGTTTGAGTTAGATGCTGCCAAAAGAGGTTTAAATAGTGTGGAAATGAAAAATGAATGGAATCAAATGTATATGGACATCATACAAAAAGATAATTCTATTCTTGGCACACTTGAAAAGAAAATGGAAAATAATATTATTAATACTGCTATTGAAGATTTAGGTGCAGAAAATTTATTATTTAATGTTCGTAATGAAAAAGACTTAGATCAAGTAAAAACACAAATTAATACCTACTACGATAATTTTGGAGAAACACCACAAGACTATAAGTTAGTTGGTTACACGCAAGAAGGTCATCCACAAATTATGGTTGATCTAGGAAATGATCGTTATGAATTAAGAACTGTAACAACAGACATGAGGAATTAGAATGGCAGAAGTATCTACATCTAAAGACATAACAAAAAGTATTGATAAAGGTCTTTTAACAAGTTTTGCAGGATTACTGTCAGCACCAGAAGAAATTTATAATTTAGCAGGTCAAGGTGGTGCTTTTATTGAAAGAAAATTAGGCGATGCCACAGGATTAAAAATACCTGGATTAATGAACTCTGATGCAAAGTATGAAAGAACAGATATTCCTTTTTTACCTTCTTACGATCAATCATTAGACTTTATGCGTAAATCTAAAGATTTAGAAACAGGAATGCCAAAAGTTGATTATGAAAGCCAAACATCAGCAGGAAAAATTATTGGTAAAAGTGTTGAATATGGAACTGGTGGAGGATTATTAACTGGTTTTAGAAAAGCACCAACTATAATTGCCGGATTATCTGGAGCAGCAGCACAAGGAGTAGAAGAGACTGGTATTGTAAGTGAAGGACAAGGGTGGAAAATTGGTTTAGCAATGGACATTATCGGCAACGTTGCTTTTGGTATGGTAAAACCTAATGATGTTAAAAGATTACAAACATTATTAAAAGATTTAGAAAACAATGGACAACTAAAAGAAGTACAAGAAATTATAACACTTGCACAGCAAAAAGGTATTAACTTAACAGTACCAGAAGCTATTGCCGGAGTAACTAACAATAAATCAGTTATGCAATTAGCTGACAATGTTGCATCGACAGAAGGTGGTGGTGCAATTATAAGTGCTTTTACAAAAAATAGATTTCCTCAGTTATCTGATGCGAATAGAAAATATTTAAACGATAATTTTGGCAACGTAGATATTGATGCCATTGATCCTAAAATTATAACAGATAATTTTGTTAATACTCTTGTTAAAGCACAAGATGATATTGCTGTTGCAATAAACAAACAAGCAAGAAATTTAAAAAATGGTGGTTGGGCAAAGTTTGATGAAGGTAACTTTAGCACAGAAACTATGGGTAGTTATATGCAAGGCTTGGTTAAAAGAATACAAAGTGGCGATACTGCAAATGTTAATCTAATTAAAGAAAATATTTTAAATAAAATAACAACAGCTAATAAAAGTGATCTAGGTATCACAAACCTTAAAACTATTTACGATCAAGGTAAAGATATTGTTAATGGACTTCGTAAAGAAGGAAACAAAGCACAAGCCTTTAAATTAGATACAGAACTTAACATTATAAAACAAATTCTTGATAGTAATGAATATTACAAAAGAGCAAGTGAGTTTACTGTTAGAGCCAATAAACTTATGGCAGATAAGTATGATGCTTTATCTATTGGTGGACAAATAAATCCAAAGAACGCATCTTCACTAGATCGTTCTATGAATACAATTAGAAGTGTGTTGTTTGATGAAAATGTTAGTTATATTAACATACAAAAACTTTACAAAGAATTAAACAAGATAGATAAAAGTTTATTTCCAGAAGTATCACAAATGTTGTTTGCTAAAAACTTTAGCAAAGTAATGACTAAAGCAGATGATCCTCTTGTTGGATTAAAATTTTATAATCAAATGATGGGTAAGAATGTCAAACTGACAGAACAAATGGTTAAAGGATCAGCTATTGCACAAGGTAAAAATCCAGAACAAGCCTGGAAAGGTTTTAGTAAAATGATGTTGGTTTATAAATCCTCTGGCATGATACCAAAAATAGGATCGCCAACAGCTTCTAGGCAAGAGTGGATTGAGCAAATGAAACAATTAGGCATACCACTTGAAAATGTAGATATAACTAGACCTGCATCAATATTGCAAACTTTAAAAAACAATATTTTTAATAAAAGAGTAACAGACTTAGCTAATGCTTTTGTTAGTCCTAATGGTTTAGAAGAATTAGTAAAAATATCTAAAGCTAGTAGTTTAAAACAAATACAAGCAAACATGAATGCTCTGTTAGGTATTGCACCTCTAGAAGTTAAAAATAATCAAACACCAATGGATCAAGAAAAAATGATTAAGAAGAATGAATTAGAATTATCAACAGGAGTACGATAATGACTGTCTCAAATTACAGCACAACATCATCAAACAATACATCAATTAACAGCATTAGTATTGCAGAAGGAATGCCACCTTCTAACGTCAACAATGCTATTAGAAATGAACTATCAGATATAAGAACATACTTAAATGATAAAGAGTGGTTTATTGTTGGAGATAGAGATGGTGCTTGTACGTTTACTAGAGCAAGTTCAACATCAGTAACAGTAGCTTCAACAAACGTTACATCAGACTATCATGCTAAAAGACGAGTTAAGATAGTTGGAAGTAATACAGGCACGATTTATGGTATTGTCGCTTCTTCCTCGTTTTCTACCAACACAACAATTAATTTTACTTTTGATAGTGGCTCTATTTCTGGAAGTGACTCAACAGTCGATGTTTATGTAGGCTCTCCTTACACAAACCCAAGTGTACCTGTTGTTGATGAAGATGCAATGGGTAGTGACTCAGCTATTATTCCTCCTTCTCAGCAATCAGTAAAAGCATTTGTGACAAGTGGAACAATAACAATGACAAACAAGACTCTCACAAGTCCTGTTTTAAATACAGCTATTTCTGGTACTGCTTTTAAAGATGAAGATGATATGTCATCAGATAGTGCAACTGCTGTTGCATCACAACAAAGTATTAAGGCTTATGTAGACAGTCAAGTTACTGCACAAGATTTAGATATTA